ACTTTTGAAAATAATATTATAACTCTATCAGATAGTTTTGAGTATGACGAGCAAATGAGTTTGACTATTAGATACGTTCATGCTCCACAATACTATGTTTTAGATATGGGTAGAGAAGTGATGAACTCATTTGTACAAATAAGAGGAGAAGAGAGTAATGTATCTTTGCCAGTATCAGCAGTAGGTAGAAGAAGTCATTATATCTTAGATGCTGAAAAATTCGGTGGAGGTAGAATAATAGACAACAGCTTCCTTGCAGACCAATGTAACGTAAAATTAAAAAAATGATTTCTTTAATAATAAATACATCAGATATATCATCTCAATTCAATGTAACCCAAAAGGACATTGAAGGGATAGTTGATTTTGCGGTTAAAGATGTTACAAGTACCTTTGCTAGATTATGGGACAATCAAGCTAGAAATAACTTAGGTTCGACTAGACAAAGATATAGAGAATCTTTGCAAGTGGTAGATGAAGGTAGAATGCAAGGTAGTGTTATATTGTGGTATAACGATAAGTTGATACCTATGATTGAAGAAGGAGTTGGCGCATTCGATATGAAGCAAGGTTTTGCTAATAGCGATAAAAAGAAAACAAAAGCAGATGGTGGTTGGTATATGAGAATACCTTTTAGATTTGCTACACCAAGTGCTTTAGGAGAAGAGGGTATTTTTTCTGCTAAAATGCCTGATGAAATATATCAATTGGTAAAAGATAAACCGACTGACATAGTATCTAGTATGGGTGGTAAGCGTTCTGTTGGATTGGGTTTGGCTGAAATACCAAAACAATTTACAGCACCTAATATAAGACCAAGTGTATCTTCTTTGCCAGAATCAAAAACATTTGAACAATATAAAAACAAAAGTAGTATTTACGAGGGGCTATATAAAAGAAAAGATAGTACAACTGGTCAAAACGTATATATGAGCTTTAGAACTGTATCTGATACTTCCGATGCAGATGCTTTCATTCATACAGGAATAAATGCGTATAACTTAGCAGACAAAGCTCTTGCTGATTTAGAAAGCAATATTGAATTTGAATTAGGTAAATCAGTCGATAATGCGTTAAAAAACTATGGATTTTTATGATAATTGCACCAGAACAAATAATATTCAATACACTAGAATCCTTACTTAAATTAGTAAGGCAAGACTACAAATCTAATTCAGATAAAACTAAAACAATATTAGGTTTGATTTGGAAAGATATTGTTTTGCAAAGATATAATTTCATGCAACAAGGTTGGAGTGTGTTCGATGGCGATGTATCTAACCCAAGGTTATTGCAAGTAAATATGTTTTTTAATTCTCAAAGAGCAGACATACCGACTATCCATATCACCTTACCAAGCGAAGAGCCTCACTCAGACGGATTAGGTGTAGATGAGGGGTATCAAGAATCAATTGATTTAGAAGACGAAAGCGTATCGAATTACAGAAAGGTGTTTACACGTAGGTATAGAAGCAATTATTCGATTATAGTTACCTCAGATAATACGAACGAAGTAAGCTTAGTTTCAAGAACTATTCATGCCTTATTACAATCTTCTATCCAATACTTATCTTTGAGAGGTTTAGAGAACGTAAAATTATCATTTAGAGATATACAATTAAACTCTAGTATAATTCCTAAAAACATTTTTGCAAGAGGTGTAGGGATTTCCTTTGAGTATGAAAATACAACTCCAGATTTGTTTTTGACTGAAAAATTAGGTAGTATAGATTTCTTGCAAAGCGATATAATTATTTAATGATGTAAAACATGAAATTAACGGTCAAGGATAGGTTTAAACTAGAGTGTGAGAAGTTAGATATACAGTTTAGTGAAAAAGATACAGCTAAACAATTAGAATTTAAGATAAGAGATTATTTCGCTCAACAAAAAGTTGTAGAAGAAGTTAAATATGATTTGAAGTATATTTTGAAAAAAAACAATTTCTCTACCAAAGAAAGAGATTATTTGAAGTTAAGGTATAGTGATTTAAAAATAAGTTTACAAGATTGGGTTAATTTGTTGCATAAGTGTAATTTAATTTAAAATTTTTTCTTATTTTTACCAAAAAATAATTGTAGATATAAATAATAGGTAGTTTATAAATCGTCCTTAATGGCTACACAATTTATTTTTAATGGAAAAACGGTTAAAATACCTAATTCCTACGCAACGACAAAGTCTGGCGTTAAAAATCCAAGTATAACTTCCGATGCTAGTTCTTGTTTGGTTATAGATACTGGTTCTGGTTCAGGATATGGTTTTAGAGCTGGATTTAATGGTACTTTAGAAAACGGAGAAGAATCTTTTTATAAGTTCGATAATATTTTAGATTTTAATTCTGCAATAGGAGGTGGTCTTTGGAGTTTACTTTCAAGTCCATTGTTTAGACCTGCTGGATTAGGTGTTCAAGGTATTAGTGAATTAACTTATATCAGAGCTTTAAACACATCTCCTGCTGAATTATCTTACACTTTTACTGGAGATAATGATGGAAGTGATAGTGTTGTAAATGGAGGTACTTTTACAATCCAAGTTAGACACGAAGGTTTGGTTGGGAATGGAACTCAATCTTCTGGAGTATTAAAAACAGGATTTGGAGCTAAAATGTTCAAATCTTTAGTAAATACAAATCAATTTTTTATTAGATTTTATAGAGGAAGTTTTACAGGGTTAGACCAAAACGGATTGCCTTTCAATGGTATTAAGTTAGTAGATGCACAACCAATCGTATTGATTGATTCCCCTGCTTTTGATAACATAGAAGATTTAATCGAATGGATGTCAAGCGACTTTAACTTTAACGAAAACTTTAAATTGAAAACAAGTTCAGTTGTAGGAGATGGTTCAGTTGACTTAGCGGATTATAATTCTAACGATGATTTGGTTTTATTTGCTGGAGGTACAGAATCTTTTTCTCAAACAGTATTGGATAACTTGTTGGTTCAATTAAAAGACTACAATGTAGCCTTCGTTCTTGCTGATAAGTATGGAGCAAACGCCATGGGTGTAGAAAACTTTAAATTGGCTGAATATGTAAACGACAATAGATACCAACCAGAATTATATGTTGCTGGAGGTAGTGTAGAAAGTCAATTCGAAACACAATCTATTGCAACAGCAGAGTTTTTCAACAACCAAAATGTAACAGTAGTTCATGGTGGAGTTAGATTAGCTAGTAGATTTGGAAACGGATTTAAAGAGTACGATAGTATTTATAAAGCTTGCGCTATCTTAGGTAGAGAAGCTGGATTGCCTCCACAAGTTCCTTTGAGTTTCAAGAACATCAATATTGATGGTGAAAGACATATCTTAAATGATAGATTAATTACTAGAGCTTTAGATAAGGGTGTAGTTGTTACAAGAAATGAAGGTGGAAGCTTTGATATTATCAAAGGTGTAAATTCAGTGCAAAACAATCAGTTCCTTGTTAACGAGGATGGCACTACTCACTCTAAGCAAATAAGACGTATTTACAGGCAGTTAAATAAGTTAATTTTAATCAATTCAAGAGCGCAGTTGTTGAAGAGACCTAATGGTTCTAATAGAGCTAATTTATCTCCACAAGACGTAACTGTGTGGTTAAGTAATTTCTTATCTACTCAAATAGCTACGGACTTTGAAGACAACTTGATTTTGAGCTTCCAAGATATTACTATCACAAGAGAGCAAGACGGTTATTTTGTAAGATTTGCAACAGAGCCTAACTCTGAGATTAACTTCTTATTCTTCTTCAATACTATAATTGGCGTTTAATTAAAATAAAAATAAAATGGCAGAACCTAAAGTAATAACAGGAGCAATTGCAATCATTAAAGTTGGTGGTGTAGTTGTGGGTAAAATGCGAGATATTCGTATTAACGAAACATATAGAAGATTAAGAGTTCCAAAAGGAATAGGGTCTATCTTTGCGGACGAACAGGCAGTAACTGAATTTGATGGCACATTGTCTTGTTCATTCTACGAAATAAACTTTAACAAATCAGGTATTTTAAGTAGAAACGGAGAGGGAGCAGTTATCCTAAGAAGAGCGTTTAATACAGGTCAAACTCCAGCTAACGCTTCTTTTGATGGTGTATCTAACTTCGAAGACGAAATAGTATTAGATGATGTTGGTGTGGATATTTCTATCTTTAAAAAGGAGAAGGATTTAATCGACACTACTACTGGGTTGATTATACCTAAAGCCACTCCTTATGCAATTGTAAAAAACTGTTTAATTGAAACCGACAATATCAATATTGCAGAAGGTCAAATTGGAGGTAGAGACCAATCTTTTAAATACTTAGTTCCAGTAGTAACAGGAGCATAAAAATAATCCCGATTGCCGTCGGATTTTGTAAGGGTGTACTATTAATTTAGTACACTCTTCTTTTTTACATCAAATATTTGTATATTTACAATCAAATATAAAATAGTAAAATTATGAAAATTCCTAGTTCAACTTTAAAGATTAAAATCAAAGAACAAGAGTATGAATTAAAATACCCTAATATTGGAGGATTAATTGATATTCAGATTAAAAAAATCAACTATACTAAAGGTTCGTATTCCGATTTAGAGTACTTGTCTAATATATCAGGTATGTTTGCCAAATATAGCGTAGATATGATTTCATCTTTAGAAGTGTTTTGTCCAGATATTTTCAAAAAATTACCAGTAACA